CGCCGCTGCTGACGTTGCGCTGCTCGGGCTCTTTTCCGATGTTGCCGGTGATGGTGATGAACTGCATTATGCTGCCTTTGCGGTAGGGGATTTGAGCCAGTCGCGGGCGGGCTCGAGCTCGCCGACGGTGAAGTCCTTGACGGTGGTCTTGCCGTAGTGCCGGCAGAGCTCAGCGACGCCGACGCTGCGTTCGGCATGGCCGATCAGCCAGTCGCGCTGTGCGTCAGTGATTTTGGCGTTGGGGTCGATTGGCGCGACAGGTGCTGCGAATTCGCGCTTGCGCTCTTCGACATATTTCTGGTCATCGTAGAGACCGAGAAACACGTCGGCGTTGAAGCCAAGCTGCGACAGAAGCTTGGTCACCGCGTCCGTGGTTGCCTTCTTGCCGGCATCGCTATCGACGCGATCCTTGACCTTCCATTCTTCGCAGCCGAGTACCGGGCCGAAGGTGTTGGAGCGGTCGCCGTGCCAAAGCGTCACGGGTACGAACATCAGCGTCTCATGGAAGATCGGGTCATTGGCGATGTAGCCCCAGCCGATACCAATCGGGCCGAACTGGCGCGTTGCTTCCATGATTTGCGAATTCGCGTTGATGGCCGTGAAGCCTCCACGCTGGTTAACGGTCTTGGTGTTGGCCGGGTTCGTCTTGGAGACGGCATCCCAGATGCGAAGGTTCTCGGTCATTTGCGCCTCACAGTCAGACTCGGCCGCGGATCTTCGACGCGCAGCCAGTTTGGAAGGTTCGGCGTCTCGGCGGAGAACACGGCCCTGATCAGGTCCATGCTCGGCTTCATCACCGGGACAGCGTATTCGTCGGGCACGCCGGCGGCTTCGTTGACGGCCAGTTTGGCCGCGGTCTGCCGCACCGAAAGCGTCGCCTCGGGCAGCGCCAGCTTGTCGAGCTCGGCGCAGGCCAGCAGGTCGATCAGCGCCTGGCGCCGCGCCTTGATGCGGGCCGCGCACCGATCCTTGCGGACCTTGCGCGCTTCCATCTGCTCGGCCAGCGCGGCACTATCGCCCTCGTCCGCTTCGATGCCGTCGAGGATACGCCGGGCGAGCTCGAACAGGTCGGTCTCGCCTTCCAGCGTGTCCAGCTTGAGCTGCTCGTCCTCTTCGAACGCATCGCGTAGGGCGAGCATGACGCTCTCGACCTGCATACGGGTGAGATCGTACCGCATCAGTGTTGCCCCACTTCGGACAGCCACTTCTCGAGCCGCGCTACAGCAGCTTCGCGAGTGCGCGCGTAGGCGATAGCGAGAAAGCGGTATGGGACGGTCTCAGCGTACCAGCCGCCGTCTCCTTCGTATGTTTTGATCATGGGAGAATGATCCAGGTAAGGGCCATGGCGGAGATGATGACGAGCCACATGGCGAGGTCAGCGACCGCGCTAGCGATCGAAACCGAAGGCGAAGACCGCTTGCGGGCTTCGTGCGGAGTATGAGAGCGCGGGTCCGAAGGACAGCGCACGACTTGTGTAGCGTCGGGGGTCATCGTGGCGTCTCCCCGGTAGCGAGGGAGATGGCAGCGCGCAGGGCGTCGGCCTCGTCCTTCAGCGGCGAGTCGTCGTGCTGGTCAGCCGGAAACCGACGGAGAAGCGCCCAAGCCGCATCGCGGATCGCGTCTCGGTGATCAGTCATTTCGCGCAGTCTGCCGTAGGCGTATGTTGCCTCACGCTCGGCAGTCGCAATCTGTTGCGCGATGTTGTACTCGACGTTGTCGCGCAGATAATCCTGCACGGTCAGCATCACGTCCTCGTAGATACGATCGGCAGCTGACTTGACATGCGGCGCGACTAATCGCTCAACACCGTCGAGAGCCGACGCTGGGAAAGGAGTATGCGCGCTCATGAGACGTTCTCCGGAGTATGCGGGGTGGCGGTGGGCGAGGATGTATTCCTCGAAAACATCAGCAGCGATGTTGAGGATGCGAGCCTTCTCGTCGCCGGACAGCAGGCCAGAGACGCCACCAGCGCTCACCCAACTGTCAGTCTGCGATGTAGCGATTTGCCGCAGCTTCTCGGCGAGCCTGCCGTCCACGTCGGGGCGCCTCACAGCACACCTCCCTGCGCTTCACGCGCCCACCGAGCCTCTTGCTTGGCCTTCTCGCGAGCATCGTGGACAGCGAACGACGACAAGGCCCGATCGCGATTGGCGCGGTAGTCAGCCTCGCGTGCCGTGAAGCCCTGAGACGCAGCAACCAGATCACCGGCGAGGTCGTTCAGGCAGCGCTCGAAGGCGCCGGGGCGGTCTATGTGGCTCATGCCGACACCTGTTCGTCTTCGAGGATGGCGCGCACGAGGTCGCCAAGTTCGATCGCGTTGGCGTCGTCAGACAGTTCGCACTTGCGGGCGAGATCCAGCAGCTTGACCCGGTCTTCGGGGTAGCTGCTGAACGGCGCACAGTGGACCGGCTGCATTGCAACGCCGCGCCACTTGCGCAGCTGCCACTCGGGTACGAGCGCGGCCGTGAAGCCGCTGGTCTTCGTCGTGCCGTAGCCTTTCGGCTGATGCAGCGTGACCTTGTTGTCGAGATAGTGAACGATCTCTTCGCGCATCTTGTCGAGGGCGCTCACGACCGCCACCCATCGCTACGAGCAGCCTCAGACCCATCGCGCAGGTCGACCAGCACCATGTCGATGCCGCGGTCGATCTCGTCTACACCGTAGGAATAGCTGAACTCCCCGGCGAGCAAGCGCATAAGCTCGATCTGCTGAAGCGGGGGGAGTGCGAGGGCCGCGGCGGTGATGACCGATGCTGGCAGGTCAGCCGAGCGCGGGAACGGGATGATGTTGGCGGGGGCGTTCATGCCGGGAACCTCCGAAGAGTGTCAGCGATGGCTTCGCGCAGAACGATCTGGTCGAAGCGGGTGCGGTCGGATGCAGGGCGAAGGCCCGCCTGCTCGGCAATGCGGACACAGCGGGCGATAAAGCCCATGAAGGTCCAGCTGCCGTGTTGGCGCATACAGGCCTGAGCGCCGGCCAGCGTGGCGGGGAAGCCGTAAGACTGCCCCCACCATGCGGCGCGCTGGTTCACAGCCTCGCTCATGCCGCTGCTGCGTCGGCGAGGAGGGACTTGAAGCCCGAGGGGTAGCGGAAGCCCACCTTGGCGATCGGGCGTGCCGACCAAGCCTTGTAGGCGATGACGCGCTTATCGGCGGGGTTCGCTGCGATGAATGCGTCGAGGTTGCTGCACTGTGTCATCGTGGCCTCCAGACTGAGCAGCAAGAGCGCTGCGTCTGGAAGCTTTATGCGTTATCCGTATCACTCCGTCAATACGGAAATCGCATTTTTCTTCGAGCCGATAACCGGCATTCCTTACGTATGCGGCAACATGGTAGATTTTTACAACCAATGAAGCCGACGCGGCTCCCCCTCCTACGCGAGCTAAAAGGGTCCGGGTTGATCTTGATTAATCCATGTGACTTGTTGGATTTTGTGGAACAAAGCAGGGCTATGGGAGAACAGCGTAGCTACAGTGTAAAGATGCCCCAGGCAGCGTGCCGCCTCGGATGTCAGTCCTGCTTACCAAGGTGTGCGGCGAAGCGAATCATGCTCGCCTCATGGCTTACTGAGGTCGAGGAACGACGGACTGGGCAACCGCCTCGAGCGCATCCCGGCTGGAATGAATGGCTGGCCGGCCTACAATCTGCCGAAGATACCGCGCGAGCGCTTCAGCTAGAGGTCGAGAGGCTGACTCCGACTGATTTTGCCGGGCAACAGCCGCTATCTCGTCCACAATGGGGATCAGCAGCTCTTCATTGAGGTAATGCGGGTCGGCCTCCGGCTCCGCGTCGTCCTCTAGGTGGAACACCTCAATGAGCTTCCGGCCCTCGTCGTAACCTAGCGTCCGCTTCTTGTTGGTCCGTGCGTCCGGCTTGTAGAGCCTGGTCGCGTTCGGCTGGCTGACGCCGATCGCCTGCGCAAGCGCCTCCCGCGTCACGCCTTTGCGGTCCAGCGCGTCGAGGATTGCTTGGGCGTCCTGCATTTCCCCGCAATCGCCGAAAGCGACCGCGCCCGCAAATACGAGATGCGGAAACCCTATTGCACTGTTCATGCGTTTTCCGTATGGTCAGTGACATGAAGACAGCAGGCGACATCATCGAGGCATTGGGCGGTGCTACCGCCGTTGCACGCAAGATCGGATCCCCGATCACTACGGTTCATGGCTGGAAGCGTTCGGGGGTCGTCCCCGCTTGGCGGATTCCGGCGCTCGTCACGCTGGCGAAGAAATCCGGCACCCCGCTTACGCGCGCCGACTTCCCACCCCCTGCGCCTCGCAAGTCGCCAGCCCCGGCTGTCGAAGTCGCAGCATGAACACCGCGGGCTGGATCCTTGTCGGCTGGCTCGCCCTCGATTGCGTTCTCGCGCCCCTTCTCGGCGCCCTGATCCGCGGCCCAGCTCATCCAGAACCAGACCAGCACCAGCCGCGCGCAGTGAACGCGGAACTCGGTGGGCGCTTCGGCGAGCCGGGGATGATCGATCATTTCCATAACGGGAGCAATACGAATGTCCGATAAGGCAATCGCCCCACTGCACCGAACCGTTTCGGGTTCAAAGCTGATCGATGTTCTCGCGGGCAGCTTGACCGAGATTAAGTCGGAAGACGGTCTGACCGACGCCGAGATCGGCAAGTTCCTCCACAAGGGCGTGGACGCGGGCAAGGCATACCGCACCGGCTATGCCGAGATGCCGGTCACGTCGTTTCTGCGCGGCTGCGAGCGTTGGAACGGAAGATTCGCCAACGACACGCTCGCGCTGATCGGCATGAAGCTGGTCCCGATCGCGAACGCCGAGGTCAACGACCAGACGCTGCAGACTCGCCTCGCCAAGCTGATGTTCGAGGTGTCGGTCGCGCTGGAAGACGGCGTGATTACCCCGTTCGAGCTCAACGGCATGAAGCGCACGCTGATCGAAGCGGGCGAGGCGATCGACTCCTTCCGGGAGAAGGCAGCATGATCGCCGGCAACCCCATGCGGGTCATCAACCGCTTCCTGTCGCGCGGCACTGTGCTGCCTTCGGACGCTGGTCGAGCTCTCGGCGCCATCGCCAAGCAGAACGCAGCCGATCGCCGCGCTGCCACCCTCGCCCGTCTCAAGGCCTGTGTCGCCACCGGCCGCATCGCGCACCTGGGGTGGAAGGCATGATCCTCGCCCCTGCCCGCGTCCAAGCGCCTTGCGCCCGGATCTACAGCGGCAACGTGCTGTTCACGCTTCACTTGGTCGCTCCGCCTATTCGCGGGTCTCTGCCATCGTACGACTGCGGCCCCGGCTATGCACCGCCACGCAAGAACGACTTCGTATGCGGTCATGCCAAGGTCCCGGCCAATGTAGCTACTGATAGCCGAGGCCGGACCCGCTGCCGTGAATGCTATCGTAGCCGTCACCGCGCGAGGTATCGTCGTATGAAGGGAGAGCAGGCATGAGCCGCTCTTGCCCTGATTGCGGCAAGGTGCTGCAGCCGAACAACAAGTCGGGCTATTGCGCACCGCACGCCCTCGCGCGTCGTAACGCATCGCCGGAGCAGAAGGCCTGCGTCGCCGCTGCTCGCCGTGACTACCTAGCTGATCCTGTAAAGCGCGCCGCCTACTGCGCCTCGATCCGCAAGGGCATGGAGAACATGTCTGCTGCCGAGCGCCAGCGCCGTAGCGAGCAGGGCAAGCGGATGGTCTCGACGCTTCAGAGCCCTGAGATCAAGGCGAAGTGCAAGGCGCCGGAGACGAAGGCAGCGAGCGCCGCCAAGCGGACAGCGACCATGCTCCATTGGTGCCCTGCCGACCTGATCCCGACCTACCGCGCGCTGAGCAAGAAGCTCGCCTCCGCACAGGATGCTCGCGAGGCCTTGATGCCGTCGATCGCCGGCACGGCCGCGCACGCTCGCCGCACGGTCCTGAACAATCAAGACGCCCAGCGCATCCGCCACGAGCGCGATGCAGCCCAATCCTACTGAGGACACCAGCATGACCGACGCAACCGAGGAACTGCCGCGCGAGATCGAACGGATCGAACGCCTGAAGGCCGAGCAGAAGGCTATCGGCGAGGACGTGTCCGAGATCATGGCCGCGCTCAAGTCGCGCGGCTACGACATGCTGGCGGTCCGTGAAGCGCTGCGGCTCCGCAAGATGGACGCCGACAAGCGCCGCGACTTCCAGAACGCGCTGGATGCCTACGGCCCGCAGCTCGGGCTGTTCTGATCGTGACGAAGTACCGCGCCATCCGGACCCCCTGCGCAGGCGGTCACACGCACGACAGCAAGGCTGAGGCTGCGCGGTGCGATGATCTGCGCGCGCTCGAAGACATGGGCCACATTGCCGACCTGGAATTCCAGCCGGTCTTCCGCGTCGAGGTCAACGGCAAGCTGATCTGCAAATACATCGCGGACTTCGCGTGGTGGAAGGGTGACGCCCGGATCGTCGAGGACGTCAAAGGCGTCACGACCCCGGTCTTCAACCTGAAGAAGAAGCTGGTCGAGGCGTCGCATCCTGGCGTCGTGATCACGCTGTTCCCGCCGCGCAAGCGCAAGGTGCGGAAGGCGAAGGCCGCATGAAAAGCTGCACTCTCTATTTCATCGCCGATGTTGCGCGGACGGCGGTCAAGATCGGCCCGACCCGACGCGACCCTTTCCTGCGCCTCAAGGATTTGCAGGCAGGCAGCCCGGTAACACTCTGCTTGGAGCACGCCGAGCTGAACGTCGCGTCAAGCCGAGAGATCGCGCTGCATCAGCACTTCGCAGCGCATTGGCGGCACCGTGAGTGGTTCGATTACGCGGATGAGATCAAGTCGCTGGTGAGCGCTTTGATCGAAGGTGACATCTCGGCTCTTGCAAACATCCCGCCTGCGCCATTCCCTAAGGGCTATCGCACGCCCGAAGGCTGGTTGATCACCAACGAGGATACTCTCCGCTACATCCGTGATGGTGTGTCGGTATCCGCGCTGCACGGCGGTCTTGCTCATTGGCAGGGTGTCGCATGAGCGTGATCGCAACCGCCGTCCGCCACCTGCTCGCAGCTGGCGTTACCGGGGAAGCGCTGGTCTCTGCCATCGCCGATATGGAGGCATCGCGCCCTGTTGACGCGGCAGCGGAGAAGCGCCGCGCCTATGACCGCGAACGCAAGCGGGCTGCTAAATACACCGGAATTCCACCGGAATCCGCGGAACGAGTGGAAAAGGCCCGAAAGCCGATCCCCCCCAATGATATATATTCTAACCCCCCCGAGAACCCTGATGGAGCTAAAGCTCCATCCCCCCCTTTTTCGGAAAAGGTGGTTTCGGTTTGGAACGACGGACCGGCAGCCCGTGGGGCCACGAAAGCAACTTCGCTGGACGCTGGCCGCCGGAAAGCCCTGGCGATGCGGGTTCGGGACCACAGCGAGGCCGCGGTGCTGGAAGCCATCGGCAACCTCGCCGCCAGCGAGTTCCACTGCGGCAAGAACGACCGGGGATGGCGGGTCAACATCGGCTGGATGCTGAAAAGCCCCGAGAATTTCGTCAAAGCGCTCGAGATGGGTGGCGGCAAGCCGGGTGGACCGCCCGCTACGCCGATCGACCACGCCGCCTACCTCGCCAAGCTGAACGACAAGCCATGGCTGCGCGGTAACCAGACCGAGACCCCGGCGCCGAGCCGCAACCCGACGCACGGCCGCGGCCCAACCGCAGTCGGCGACCTCATCCACCGTATCACGGACCATGCAGCATGACCGACATCCGCGAGATCCCCGCCAGCGAGCACTACTCTGGCCTAACCGCTATCCGTATCGACGAGACCCGAGAGCTGGTGATCTGCGCGACGGGTCCTGAGGCTCTGGCAGCGCTTCGCGGTGCGATGACGGCGGGCGATGCAGCATGAGCCGCGTCGGTTTCCCAACCCCGGAAGGGCGCCGAGCAAGTGGGCCGCAGACGTTCGCGTGCAAGTGCGCTGGGCGAACGGCCAAGACGCTCGGCACACGTACACGGTCGAGCAGCTCGAATGGAAGAAGCGCGGCTTCGACCACGACATCGCAGAATTTTGGAGGGCTTGAGGCATGAGCCATTGGGAAACTGCAGGCGCGTCGGACGAATGGTACACGCCCGCCTACGTATTCGAGGCTTTGGGCGAGCGGTTCGATCTCGACGTCGCGCACCCGCTGGTCACCGGCGATATCATCACGCCCTCGGATGCGTATCTCTGGGCGGGCAGCCTCGCGCCTGATTGCGAATGGCGGGGCTTCGTCTGGATGAACCCGCCGTTTGGCGGTCGGAACGCGCTCGAGCCGTGGCTGACGAAGTTCTTCGACCACGGCAACGGCATCGCTCTGACGCCGGACCGCACGTCGGCGCCGTGGTTCTGGGATGCGTGGCAGCGGTGCGATCGCGCGCTGTTCACCCGCAAGATCCGGTTCCTGCGCCCCGACGGGTCGCAAGGTGTCAGCCCGTCGAATGGGACGTGCCTGTTTGCGGCGGGCGATCGGGCGGCTGCAGCACTGGATCGCGCCGCCGCGGCTGGCCTCGGCATCCTCGCACAACCCGTTCGGGTCGCAGCATGACTGCGCAAGCGATGAAAGCCCGGAGGGGCGAGACGCGCAGCGGCTCGATGGCGAAGCCACGCCAGCGCGGTCCCGCAGGGATGCGCCCGAACACGATCACCCACGCCGCCCATCTGCGGCTTCATGCAAAGGGAGGAACGAGATGAGCGAGGAGTTTCAAGTCGGCGATGTCGTGGTGTGCGTGCTCAGCGGCCCGACCATCGAGCAGGGTGAGATACACCGCATCGAGGGCTTCCGTGTGGGGTCGGAGCTTTCGATGCTTGGCGTGTCGGAACTCGGGCTGTTCCTGAAGGGGAAACGCAGCCGAACGGTGAAGGGGTCGTACGACGCTCGCCGCTTCCAGAAGCTCCCCCGCGCTGACGAAGAGTTCACCCGCCAGATCCGCGCCTGCAAGCCGCAGCACACCCCTGCCCATTCGGGAGCACCCCAATGACCGAGAACGTATCGCCGGAGATGGTGGGCAAGTTGGCTCAGTTCGTTCGCTTGGTTTCAGAATGTGAGCCGATAGAGGGCAACAGCCTCGACGAGACCTTGGTAATGGTAGCGAAGGCTCTTTCGGCCGAGTTGCCCGCGCCGGTCGATCCGGCAGTCTTCCTTGCCCGCTCGGTCTGCGCTGAAACGCTGCAGGACGAGACGTTCAACACAGGTGAGTTTGATGCCGGCGACATCATGCGCTGCGCTGTGGCTGCGTTCCGTTCTGCCAGCACCCTCGCCACCCAAGGAGACCGCTAATGGACTTCGAAGCGCGCAAACGCATCGCTCACCTCGAAGGGCAGGTGAAGGAGCTCTACGCTTACGTGAACAGGCTGATCACCGCGGTCAACAACCTGACCGATCTGTTGCCCGAGCCTGAGAAGCCCGACGATCAGGGAGACCGCTAATGTGCAGCGACGGTGACTACGACGCGTACGGCGATCGTGTGGGGCATCACTACCTCGCGACGGCCACATCGCGCTCCACGGCCCGGAAATCACCGCTGATGGATGAGAACTTGTCCCCGGAGATGGTGGCTGACGTCACGTTCGCCATCGTCAGCGTGATCGCCAAGCAGCAAGGGCATGTTGCTGATCGCGACGAGCTTATGCGGAACCTTTACCTGTTCGAAGAAGAGCAAGAATGGGCCGTTGCTGCGATCAAAGCCATTCTCTCGACGCAGGAAGATCGATGATGGCTATCGGTAAGCACCTCGCCACGTTCAATCTGTTCCGAGAATCCGATGGGTCGCTGGCGGTAACCATCGCCGACGCCCGTGGTGTCATTGATGAGCTGAACAGGTCGGGCGCCCCAGTTCACTTATGCGCGATGACCGCGCTTCGGTCGGCCTTGGCCGGCAAGCATCACGCGCAGCAAGTTGAAGGAGACCACTAATGCGTCGCAGCGAGTGCACTTTTACCGAGGAAGAGCGGGTCACGATGATCCGCAACTCCCTCCCCTTCCGCAAGCGCATGTACCGCAAGCTCGGGCAGATGTTCATGCGGTGGGCTGAGACGGCAGGAGCGGAGTAACGGTGCCCCGCCCCTCACTCCCCATTCCGCCCGACTTCGAGCGCTATGCCAGCGTGGAAGGCAACCTCAAGCTGCGCAAGCGGTTCAACGTAGGAGGCGCCACCATCGAACGCTGGCGGGCACTCATAGGTGCGCGGTACAATCGTCCGGCTATGCCCAAACGCATCCCCACCGCAGCCAAGAAGCGCATACGGGCGCGCTGGGAGCGTCAGGAGCAGATCGAGGATCTAGATGACGGGTTCGACCTGGGCTTGTGCCTTCGGACCGGTGGAGCGGGGAACTGGTGATGGCTGAACGCACAGAGCTCGACCGCCTCAAGGCGAAAGTCGCCGCTTCCGAACGAATGGGCGGCGGATATGCTGACCGCATCAAGGCTATCCAGCAGCGGATAGACGAGATCGAACGCAAATCGGCGAACGGCGATGGCTGATTCTGATAATTCAGGCGAAACCAGGGAGCCGAAAGATACGCGGTTCAAGCCCGGCGTATCCGGGAACCCGGCTGGGAAGCCCAAGGGTGCACGAACCAAGCTGGGCGAGGCATTCATCGAGGCTCTGCACGAAAGCTTCCAGAAGCGCGGTGCAGCGGCGATCGAGAAGGTGATCGACGACAAGCCCGAGCAGTACCTGAAGGTGATCGCCTCACTGCTGCCCAAGGACGTGAACCTCAACATCACCGATGACACGAGCGAGATGAGCGATGACGAGCTTGCCGATCGCATCCAGCGCCTCACAGCGGCAGTTGCTCCTTTCCTCGATCGCCGAGTTGGAGGCACTGCGGAAGCAACTGGCGAGGCGCCGGCTACTCGCGTTCACTGAGTACACGAACGAAGTTTATATCCCGGCCGGGCATCACCAGCGCATTGCCGAGAAGCTCGAGGCGGTGGAGCGTGGCGAGATAGACCGGCTCATGATCTTCATGCCGCCGCGCCATGGCAAGTCAGAGCTAGCTTCGAAGCGTTTCCCCGCCTGGTGCTTGGGGCGTAACCCGAAACGCCAGATCATAGCCGCGAGCTACAACAGCGACCTCGCATCCGACTTCGGCCGCAACGTGCGCAACATCGTTGCATCGCCCGAATTTGGGCAGGTGTTCACGGGTATTAGCCTCGCACCGGACAGCCAGGCAGCCAACCGGATGAACACGAATAGGGGTGGCACGTACGTTGCAGCTGGCGTCGGAACCGCGGTGACCGGGCGCGGCGCCGACATCGCGCTGATAGACGACCCGTTCAAGGACCGTGAGGAGGCCGACAGCGAGCGGCGCAGGGATCTGGTGTGGGATTGGTACCGATCGACGCTGTACACCCGCCTGATGCCCGGTGGGGCCATCGTGCTGATCCAGACGCGCTGGCACGAGGATGACCTTGCGGGGCGCCTGCTCGAGCATGAGGGGCGCATTGAGGACGGCGGGCAGTGGACCGTGCTTGATCTGCCAGCGATCGACAAGGCCGGTGATGCGCTGTGGCCGGAGTGGTATGACGTCCCTGCCCTGACGCGCATCAAGGACACGATCGGCGCGCGCGAATGGTCGGCACTGTACCAGCAGCAGCCGCAGCCCGACGAGGGCACATACTTCCAGCGCGAATGGCTGCAGGAGTGGACCGAGCTCCCCGCGGTCAACTTCTACGGCACCAGCGATTACGCGGTTACCGATGGCGGGGGCGACTACACCGTGCACCGCGTATGGGGCGTCGACCAGCATGGCACGATCTACCGCGTCGCAGGCTGGCGCGGTCAGTCGACGTCCGACGTGTGGATCGAAGAGAAGCTCAACCTGATCCAGCGATGGAAGCCACTCGCATGGTTCGGCGAGGCTGGCGTGATCCAGAAGGCGATCGAGCCGATGCTGAGGCGCCGCATGATTGAGCGCAAGGTGTACTGCCGGCTCGAGTGGATATCGTCCATCAGCGACAAGCCGACCCGCGCCCGTGGCTTCCAGGCTCGCGCTGCGATGGGCAAGGTGCGGTTCGAGCCCGGCGCCGATGTGTCCGAGTATCTCATGTTCCCGGCGGGCAAGCACGACGATGACGTGGACACCGCGTCGCTGATAGGCCGCGCGCTCGACGACATGCATCCGGCGATCGTCAAGGCTATATCGCCGAACCTCAACCCCCGACCCGGCGACTACCGTCCGCGGCGCACGGAGGCACCTAGCGCCTGGGGTTGACCTATCCGACAATTACGCCTGCTATGCCTGAAACCATCCCCCTCCTCGGTGACGAGAATCGCGACGGCATCGCCATCAGTGGCGAGACGCTGACCATCCCCGAGTACATCAAGGGCACGCCGCCCAAGATCGAGGAGCTACGACGCAGGGCGGAGGAAGCGCGGTCGGACTCCAAGGGGCGCCGCAAGAAGTCGCGGACGGCCCGCGAATATTACGACGGGCCCGGGCAGCTCAACAGCGAGGTGCGCAATACCCTCCGCCTGCGTGCCCAGCCGGCGATCTACACCAACCGCGTACGCCCGGCGGTCAATGGCATCCTCGGCGTGCTGGAACAGGCTCGCAGCGACCCGCAGGCATATCCTCGTAACCCGCAGGACCAGGATAGCGCGGACGTCGTGACCAAGGTGCTGCGGTTCGCCGCAGACAAGTGCGACTTCTCCAACATCAAGATTGACGTGGGCGAGAACCACTTCATCGAAGGCGCCGGCGCGGTGATCGTCGAGATGGACGACGACAACAACCCGACGCCGACGCAGATCCGGTGGGAGGAGTTCTACTTCGACCCATACAGCCGGCGGCATGACTTCCTCGACGCGCGCTACATGGGCATTGCCAAGTGGGTGGACGCCGAGACGATCCGCGCGCGCTACCCTGAGCGGTTGCAGGAGATCGGCGACCCGATGAGCCCTAGCGGGGAAACGATCTTCTCCGAGACTTACGAGGACCGCGGCGACAACGGGGCTGGCTGGATCAACACCAAGCGGCGCCGCGTCCTGCTGTGCGAGGAATACGCGCTAGAGGATGGCGAGTGGAAGCGCATCGTCTTCATTGCGGCCGGGCATCTCGAATACGGCCCCTCGCCCTATCTGGACGAGAAGCAGCGCCCGTCGAACCCGATCGAGGCGACGTCGTGCTATGTCGATCTCGACAACGGGCGCTACGGCATTGTCGACGACATGCTGCCGATCCAGGACGAGATCAACGCCAGCCGTTCGCGCTCGCTTCACCTGATGAACAGCCGCCAGCTGCAGTTCGATCCGAAGTCGGGCGGCGATCCTACCGATAGCGAGATGGCGCGCACCGAGGCTGCGAAGGCCGATGGCGTGCTGCCGTTCGGGTGGGTGTCCGTCCAGACCTCCGACATGACGCAGGCGAACATGCTGCGTAACCAGGAGGCCAAAGGCGAGATCGAGCGCATGGGCCCGACGCCTGCCGTGCTCGGTCGCCAGGAGGGCGCATCGCAGTCCGGCCGCGCTCGCCTCGTGTCGCAGCAGGCGGGGCTTACCGAGCTGGCGCGACCGATCGGCCGGCTGAACAATTGGGAGTTGCGCGTCTATCGGCAGATATGGGCACGCGCTCGCCAGTTCTGGACCGACGAGATGTTCATCCGCATCACCGACGACACGAAGGCACCGGAGTGGCTGAAGGTCAACGAGCCCGAGATGGGCATGGTGATGGAGCCGCAGCCGATCATGGACCCGATGACCGGCCAGCCTATCGTCGACCCAGCGACCGGGCAGCCAGCGGTGCAGATGATGCCCGCGGTCGGCATCGTTGGAATGAAGAACCGCCTTGCCGAGATGGATGTCGACATCATCCTCGATACGGTCGAGGACACGGCCACGCTGGCTCAGGAGGTGTGGGCTGAACTGGTCCAACTGGTCGGCCAGGCTGGTGGGCTTGAGGCGGTCTATTCGCCGGCGTTCGAGCTCATGGTCGAGGCATCGCCGATCGCCGACAAGACGCGCGTTATCGAACTGATCAAGAAGGGGCGCGAGGAGCAGCAGCAGAACCAGGTGCAGCAGCTCTCGCAGCAGGTTCAGCAGCTGACGCAGCAACTCGAGCAAAAGCGTCAGATGGACGGCGCGGAGGTGCAGGCCAACGTGCAGCACAAGAACGCGCAGTCTCAGCTGGCATCGGCCAAGGCCACGCAGACGCAGGTTGAGACCGAGAAGTCGGTAATGGACGCGCTGTTGCCGAACCACCTGCAGAGGCCCGATCAAGACGATTGACACCGGTCTAACCCGCTTCGGACAATACTCCCTGTCGCTATGCCTAATTAGCGATGTCCGAGGTGGGGGCCCTCGTAATCGCTCCTCACGCCGCCGGTGAACCGGGCGCTGCGTATGTCGCCGACGATACAGGCGAGGAGGAGTTGAGATGGCGGATTTCCTGGACGGAATGCTTGATGACACTGCGGGAGAACCCGCCGAAGTCGCTGCACCTGTCGAGACGCCGGTAGAGCCGCAGGTCGAGGCACAGCCAGAACCCGAAGCCCCGCCAGCACTGGAACCCGCCCCGGAGCCTACGCCGGAACCCGAAGCGCACAAGGACGAGCAGCGGACCATTCCGCTCGCAACCGCCCTGAACTGGCGCGACGAGGCGAAGGAGTACAAGCGCCGGGTGGAAGCGTTCGAGGCGCAGCAGCGTCAGGCGCCCACGATCGACCCCTTCGATGATCCAGAAGGCTTCGCTGCCCATCAGCAAGGCCTCGTACAGCAGGCCATCATCCATGACCGCTTCGAGCGGTCGAACGAGGATGCGGTCGAGAAGTACGGGGAAGATACCGTGAAGGCCGCTGTGGATTGGGCATCAGCCCGAGCCCAGCAGAACCCGGCTTTCGCAACCGAGTACATGGGCAAGACGCGACCGATTCAATGGATCGTCCAGCAGCACCAGCGTGACGCGCTGCTGTCCGATATTGGCGACCCGAGCAAGCTGGATGACTGGTTTGCGCGCGAAGCTGCCAAGCGCGGATATGTGACGCCGAGCGCGCCCGTTGCGGCAGTCCCTGTGGCTGCTGTCGTTCAACCGGCGACGAGGCCAGCACCTCCCCCGCGGTCAATTGCATCGGATCGGTCAGCCGCTTCGGTACAGGCGAGTCCAGAGGGCGAAAGGGACGGCTTTCTCGCTTCCATCGTAGGGAAGTAAGACATGGCAGAAATTCAGCTTGCATCGGCGCTCGAGCGCCAGGAGTGGGCCACCAAGCTCACCTATGAATATGTCCGTGAGTCCGGCCTCAAGCCGTACATGGGCACCGAGGACAGCGCGATCATCCGTCTCGACTACCAGCTGGTCTCGACGGCCGGCGACACGATCAACTTCCCGCTCATCCAGCGCATCAAGGGCCGCGGCGTTCGCGGGTCCGAGATCCTGAAGGGCAACGAGGTCGACATCGGTCTCGCGAACACGAAGGTCGTCGTCGACTGGATCCGCCAGGGCGCCAAGCTGCCCAAGTCGACCACGTTCCGCACGGCGATCGACCTCTGGAACGCTTCGAAGACGCAGCTCCGTCAGTGGTCGTCGGAACTGCTCCGCGATGACAGCCTGCTCGCGTTCGCTTCGGTGATCGTGCCGGGCACCGTCGATGCGAAGGGCCTTCCGGGCACCGACAGCCAGGTGCTCTACTCGCTGGCGACTGCGGCTCAGCGCAACACGTTCCTGCTGAACAACAGCGACCGCATCCTGATGGGCAACGCTCGCGCGAACACCTCGTCGGGCAACTGGGCGACGTCGCTCGGCAACGTCAACACGACCACGGGGCAGTCCTCGGCAGCGCATGTGCGCCTGCTCAAGACCATCGCCAAGACCGCCGGCAAGCAGATCCCCGCCGGCAGCACGACGCAGTTCACGACCGCCATCCGTCCGTACAAGTCGGATATGACGGCGGGCCGCGAGTGGTTCGTCTATTTCGTCGGCAGCCGCGAGTTCTCGGTGCTGTCGCAGGATACGACCATCGTGAACATCAACACCTCGTCGCGTCCGCGCGAAGCTGGTGGCGTCGACAGCAACCCGCTCTTCCAGGACGGCGACCTGATGTACATGGGGGTGATCATTCGCGAGATCCCCGAGATTGACGACCTGCTGCTGCTCGCCGGTGCGGGCGGTTCCGGCGCCGATCTGGCGTTCGGCTTCCTGTGCGGCCAGTCCGCTCTGGCAGTCGGCTACGGCCAGCGCACCACGGTCCAGGAGGACCGCACGGAGGACTACAACTTCCGCCCCGGCATGGCCGTCGAGGAACTCCGCGGCATCGCCAAGACCAGCTTCGGCGGCGCTCAGTACGGCATCGTGACCTCGGTCACCGCTGTTCCCGCTCTGGCATAAGGAGGACGCATCATGGCAACTTTCAATTCTCTTCAGATGACGCCTCCGACCTACCCGGTCTCGGGGCCCACGGGTGACGGTCGCGCCCTCCAGGGTGCGCACGGCACCTTCACGCTCGGCACGCAGTCGGCGGGTGCTCTGGCGGTCGCCGACACGGTTCGGATGTTCCGCGTCCATCGCAACTTCCTCGTGAAGCAGGGCTTCATGAAGTGGGATGCGATGGGCGCGGGCGTCACGATCTCGCTCGGCGATGCAGGGGATGCCACGCGGTATTTCGCTGCGACGTCTGCGGCGACCGCGGGCAGCACGGTGGCTCTCGATATCAAGGGCCGCGACTTCAACAACGCCGGTTTCACGACCGTCATCCTGACGATCGCCGGCGCAACCACCGCGGCAACTGGCACGATCACTGCCGAGCTCCACGGCGTGATCGAAAACCCCGCGTAAGGAGGCGTTATGTCCAAGCCGTTCAAGGCAACGTGGCTCGGCGACGGCTCGCCCGAGGCGCAAATCATCACGGAAGGTGGTCTGCGCTTCATCAAGGGCGAGGCGGCGTCTGTGCCTGCCGATCTCATGTTCAACGGGCTCCCGTGGGCGGACCAGATCCGCAACAACCCGATGTTCGAAGTGGGGACGGTCGATGAAGACGAACTCAACACGAGCGACGAAGACGCCGAGCTGGAAGAGTTGCGCGAGCACCTCGACGCGCTCGGCGTCAGCTATAGCAAGACCGCGAAGGCACCCGCCCTGCGCGCGAAGCTCGACGAAGCGACGAAGTAGATGGCGACTTGCCGCACTGTGATCAACGGCGCGCTGCGCAAGCTAGGTAGGCTTGGTGCGGGCCGTGAACCACGTACGGCAGACCAGACTGATGCCCTGGCGGCGCTTCAGGGGCTTTACAGCTCCTGGGTCGCTGCCGGGGCATTCGGGCGTCTGGCGGATGTGATTCCGCTCGTGGATTACACCGCCGGCGTCAACCAGCGCATCATTCGCGATCCCGAGGTCGTGACGGTGACGCTACCGGAATTCATGCCAATGTATGGCGACCCGATGACGTACGGAGAGGAGCGCCCATGCGACGGTTACGGCCGCGAGCATGTGCCGCCCCGTGATGGCTCGGTCGTCCAGATCATGGACACCAACGGCCAGCAGACCGAGACATGGATCTACGACGCTGCCTTGCGCGTGTGGACCGACATCGGGCTTCTGCAATTGGACAACGAGGCGCCGCGATCGGCCAGCGATCCGGAAGGGTTGTCTGCCGCGCTGGCGCTCGAGCTTGCCGACACGTTCGGCGCAGACGTCGGGCCTACGACGGTGCGCCAGGCCACCCGCTATCAAACCGCGATGACGCACCGCTACGGGATGCGTGCTGAAGCCGCTGCAGGAGTGTATTTCTGATGCCAGGATTTCGCAACCGTTCGTCCAACGCGCTACCGGTTTGGCTGTCCGATGACGACGGCAATCCGCTGTCGACCGGCGGCAGGCAGGAAACGCTGGCGCTTATCACGAACAACGTCGCAGCGGCCGCGCAGACGGCATACGGCGGCGACTACGTCTGGTCGGTGGTCGGCACGTTCGGTGGCGCCTCGGTGCAGTTGCAGTCGCTGAGCCCTGACGGCACGACCTACCAGAACATCGGGGCGGCGAAGACCGCACCTGACACCACGGGCGGCACAGGCGTCGGCTTGGGCTCCAATGCGACTGTGCGGGCAACGATCACCGGCGGCACGCCTTCGGGGCTGTACGCCTCGCTGAGCCGCATTCCATGAGGTCGCGCGCGGTCCGCAATGGCTGGCCGCTGGCTCCGGGGCAGGTCGCGACCGGAGGCACCCCCACTCCAACCCCGACGCCTACGCCTACGCCCGTCAATTCGGCACCCATCGATAACGCATGGCTTGGTGCGATTGACGATGGCAGCGTCACCATGACCGCCAAGATGACCAGCGCAGCTAATCCGGTGCAGATGGTCGTATCGCAGTCGGAGGATATGTCGAACCCGGTTATTTCCGCGTCGGTCACGCCGGACGCGACGTACCGGCTGGCTAAGTTGAAGGCGACCGGCTTGCAGCCCGACACCACCTATCATTACAGCGTTCGCGCAGCGGGCGAGACATTCATCAAGATCGGGCAGTTCAAGACGCCCGGCACCGGCAACTACCCGTTCTCGTTCGTTCACGCATCCTGTTCGAACGTTACAACTTACGACTTCAACATTTATCAGGAGTGGCTTTCGTCGGGCGCTTTGTTCATGCAGCACCTGGGCGACCAGTTCTACGACAGCATCGGAACCAACAACGAGACACTGTTTCAGAACGCCTATGATGCTACGCTGACCCAGCCGAATGCACAGGCTTTGTATCGCAACCTCCCCATTCTCGCCATGTGGGACGATCACGATTACGGCCCTGACGGCAGCAACAAGACCAGCCCGTCGCGTCTTGCTGCTATCGCAGGATACCACCGCCGTGTACCTTCCCCCGCGCTTGTTCTGGCCGGTGCGGCTGACCCGATCTACTACTCGTACAAGATCGGTCGCGTTCGGTTCGTCATGACAGATCTCCGGTCAATGCGCGACAGCCCGGCAGATGCCAACGGGCCAAACAAGACGATGATGGGTGCGGTGCAGAAGCAGTGGTTCAAGGACCAGCTTCTCGCGGCGCGGACTGCTGGTGAATACGTCATCTGGGGCTGCACGATGCCGTGGCGCGGCGGTGATGGCGAGTTCGGGGATAGCTGGGACGGATACGCTGATGAGCGGCAGGAGATCGGCTCGTTCGTCGTTGGCGTCGGTATGTCGAACCGGATGTGCGTCATCTCCGGCGATATGCACTCTGTCGCCTACGAGGTCGGCACGAACACCATCGGTGGGTTCCCTGTATTCCAAGCCGCGCCGATCAACAGCGGCCTGTCAAGCAAGGGCAGCGGCTGGACGGGTGCACCTATTGCCGTGAACCACCAGTACGCGATCATGTCCATTTCGTACCCGTCAGCAGATACGATTTCGATCAACTGGAAGGCGCGCCGCGATCGCGTCGCTACTCCGCTCTACGATTACACCTTCACGCGTAGCATCGCGGCAGTGCCCGCCGACACGACGGCTCCTGTCATCAGCACCAACCCTTCGCAGTCAGGGTACACCAATAACGCGATCGCAACCGCGCTGACGGCCGACGACTATGTGACTTGGCAGAAGATCAGCGGACCGCATACGCTTTCCGGCAACACCGCGACGTTGCCCGCTCAGGCCAGCGCGGGCAGCTATGCGAGCGTGTTCAGGGCAACGAATGCCTTTGGGCTCACGTCGGATATAACAGTCACCGTCACTGTCACCGTCGAGCCGGTGGCACCTGTCGGGACGCCCCCTTCGATCGTCGCAAGCGAGTCTATTCAGGGCAGCTCGGGTACAAGCGGCAATTTCAGTTGGACGAAGCCCGCAACGGCTGGAAACCTCATTGTCATCTTCGCCGCGTTGGACAAAATCCCTAACTCCGTCGGCACGCCGTCCGGCTACACGTCGGCGGGTGCGCCGCATCTGACCGGCACCGGCATGTCTGGCGCAGTGTTCTACAAAATTGCAGCCGGTGGCGAAGCATCGGCGCTCGTGTCAACCGGTTCCTCCGTCTATAAGGGCTACACGGTCATCGAGGTAACAGGTCATCACCCGACCACACCAATCGACCAGTACGCGAAGTCGGTCGTCAATGCTTCGACGCCCACCCGCGACTCGGGTGTGGTTTCGGCGACGACGCTTTACAACAATGAGTTGGCCCTTGCGTTCTGGGGCTGCGATAGCGCGACCTCGACGGCAAGCCTGACAGCGCACGGCTTCTCCAACGGGTTCGCGATACTTACGGAGAAGCTGGATACCGGGGGCTCGTTCGTCTCGTTCAGCACCGGGCAAAAAGTCGTTGGGACAGCGGGGGCGGTCTCGACGGCGTTCGCTTGGGAAGGCGGCACAACCGACGAGAACGTGATCTTCCTCGTCGCTATTCGCCCGGCGCCATGAACCGCGCCTCCCTAACCGCCATCCCGCTTTCCGCGCTGCTGTGGGCGGGGATTAATGCAGGAGTACCAGTATGAGTGGCGTTGCTTACACCCCTGCCCCGGATATCAGCGCGCTACAGGCTGCGATACCGAAGCCGGCGACCACGATGCCCCCGGGTGTGTCGGACGCTGGCGCGGTAGGAAGCCAGTCGCCCTATGCCCGTGCAGACCACACACACGCCAGCAAGGCGCGCAAGCAACGCATGACCGGCGTGAACACCGCGACGTTCACCTGGGTCTATCCTACGCCATTCGCTACGGGTGTAGTGCCGATCTGCAACGGCATCGCCGAGGATCCGGCAGACAGCGCTCTCGACAGCTACAACGTGCAGATCACCGGCGTCCCCACGAACACTCAGTGCGTGTTCCGCGTCAAGCGGCAGACGGCCGGGCTGTTCGGGCTGCTGACGGGCGCGATCGGCTTCAACCCCGCACCGGGTACCATCAATGTACATTGCACGGCACTGGAGCCCTAATGCCTATCGTCCCTCTCGGCATCGGCAGCTTCAAGCGCGCGGACGGTCTCGTACCGGACGTGGTGCTGCGCAATATGTACCTCGAGAAGGACATGAGCGGGATCAGCCCGGACCAGACGTTGCGTATCCAGCGACCGGGCCTGACGCGCATCGCGAGCTATACGGGGCTCATGCGGGGGGTGCACTACCGCACGGCAACGGGCGAGCGCCTCGTGGTCGCGGGTAACACGCTGTACTCCACCGAGCAGCCGCAGGGCACCATTGCCGGGTCGGGGATCGCTGCCTTGGTGTCGACGCCGTTCGCCAGCATCATCGCCGGCGGCGGGATCGCTTACCTCTACGATACGAGCATCATCACGCTGGAGTTGCCTGACGATGCGCCGTCTGGCGGGTTCGTGCAGGACGTCGACCAGCTCAACGCGTACGGCATCGTACTGCTGCCCAACGGGCGTTTCTACTGGCTGGTCCCTGGCGAGACTACGATCGACCCGCTCAACTTCGCGACCGCGGAGAGCCTGCCCGACAAGGCGGTTGCTGTGCGCCGGCTGGGTGACGAGTTCTGGATCTTCGGCACGCAGAACGTCGAAGTATGGCAGCCAACCGGCGACCTCGATGCACCGTTTCAACGCGCGTCGGGCCGCAACTTCGAACGTGGCTGCCTCGCCCGCGATACCGTGCGGCGGTTCGACAACACGCTGGTGTGGGTCGGCGACGACTATCAGGTATATCGGGCGTCGTCGGTGCCGCAGGTGATCAGCGACCCGGGTATTGCCGAGCGTATCCGCAAGGCAACGTCACCCTGCTCGGCATGGGTCTACAGCATGGATGGGCACAGCTTCTACGTGCTGCGTGTGCCCGGGCAAGGCGTGCTGGCCTATGACGCCTCGACGCAGGTCTGGAGCGAGTTCACCTGGCCGGTGCTGGTGGGTTATCAGGAGGCAGGCGAGACCATCGTCGGGTCCGCGGTCGACAGTCGGCTCTGGCGTGTCGATGCGGACGCCATGACCGATGACGGCGCCGTGATCGAGCGGACCGTGACTGCGACCGTGCCGATGCTCGGCAAGCCGCCACGGAACGACAGCGTGTCGATCGGCACCGGGTCTTCGGTCGACTGCACGATCCGCCTGCGCTGGAAGGATGGACAGGACGATTACCCCGCGTTCTACGAAGAGCTCCTTGTCCGCGCGCCGTTCGATGTCGGCACGCTCTGGCGGCTGGGCTCACCCGACCAGCCCTATCGCTCCTACGAGATCAGCTGCGTGGAGCCGGTGCGTATTCGCATCGCCGGCATGATGGCAAACGAGGGCTGGCGCTGATGGTGTTCGTCCGCATCCCGTCGTTCCAGCAGACGCAGGTCGTTGTGGATTCCGATGGGCGTTTCTCCCCGGCAGCCCTGCGCAGCCTCAACGATGCGTTCAAGACGCTCGGCGAGGCGCTGAACACGCTGGCGCAGATCCCCGAGATCCAGGCGGCGCTGGAAAATCTGGACGAGGCGACGCAGGCGGCGCAGGCAGCCGCTGCAGCCGCCAACACGGCCGCGGTAGGCGCACAGACGTCCACTGATGCCCAGAAGCGCGAACAGGCGCTAGTGAACAGCTACATCGAGCCGGCAAGCGTCCTGACAGCATCCACCACGACGATCACGATTGCCTCGCATACCCGCATGTACGCGGATGGCACGACGGCATCGGTCACCGGCGGAACGGCTGCAGCGACCGCGAGCACGGATGTGGATTACGTATCCTACGTGGATGCCGATCGGTCTGGCGGGACGGTCACCTACGTCGTTTCGACAACTCCGCCTGTGCAGACTGGCGATACGCATGTGGTCGGAGCCGTCGAGATCCCCGCTACGGGCACCGCAGACGGCGGCGAAGGGCCGCGCCGACCGGGCTATGTCGTCGCCAAGTTCGCCGTCGAACCCGATGTTTGATTGCCTAGCGCTCGCCAACATCCGACAATCTACCCCTATGCTTATTCCTGTGGCGGCACGTTAGGACCTCGTCATGTCGATCTTTGGTGATGTGTTGGGCTCGATCGTCTCTAGCAAGGCGACGAAGAAGGCCGCCAAGATCCAGGCGCAGACGACCGACAAGATCCTTGCGGCCAACGCGGCCAACCAGCAGTTCATTACTGGACTAAACCAGCCGAACATGGACCGCGGCAATGCGGCCGGGACGACCTATGCGGGTCTGCTCGGGGTCGGCGGGGATCCTGCTGCATCCGCAGCTGCACTCGACACCTACCGCAGCTCGACGGGCTATCAGGACCTGCTGAACACCGGTCTCGGCTCGGTCAACTCGAACGCCTACGCCCGCGGCATGGGCGACAGCGGCGCGACGCTCAAGGCGCTGCAGACCAAGGGCATGGCGCTGGCTGACCAGAACCAGCAGCAGTACCTCGGCAACCTCAACACGCTGATCCAGACCGGCAACAGCGCGATCGGCAACGTGTCGGGTGTAGCGACGCAGACGACGCAGGCGAACAACGCGGCGAACCAGACGCTAGCAGATGCTCGAGGCAACGCAGCGCTGCAGAATGGCGCGATCTGGTCGGGTCTGATCAAGAACACCGATCGCAACATCGCGAGCGCATTGGGGTCGAGCTTCGGCGGGGGTATCGGGAGCGCGCTTGGCTTCGGTGGAGCCAGATAATGGCGATCGACTTCAACCTCGGTATCCGCACGCTGCAGGCATACGGCGAGGAAGCATCACGCGACCAGCAGATGCGGCTGAATGAGCAACAGGCGCGGTTGGCGCAGACCCGCGCGCAGCAGCAGGATTACGTGTTCGGCCGCCAGAAGCAGCAGGACCAGGCGCGGACCGGCTTGGCTGCTCGAGCGCGCACCGGCGACTTTGCGGGCGCTCGCCAGGAAGCTGCGCTCGGTGGGGATATGGAGTTCGCCAATGCGCTTGGCGGACTGCGCGACGACCAGTTGAAGGAGTTCGCGCATCAGGCAGATGTCGTGGGCAACCTTCACCCGCAGTTGCTTGCCCTTCCGCCAGAACAGCGCGCGGCAGTCGGGTCGCAGGTCCTCGCACAGGCGGGCTTTACGCCCCAGCAGCTCGCCCAGATGGATTGGTCCGACGAAGGGCTAAACCTGCAGTACCAGCTTTCCGCAGCAGGCAAGCAGGCCGTCGCCGCTCGTCTCAAGGCTGCCGAGCCCTACACGCTTGCACCGGGCGCGCGCCGCATGTCCGGTGACCAGCTGATCGCCGAAAACCCCAAGCCGAACAACCCCGACTACATCTTCGACAGCGAAAGCGGTTCGTGGCTGATGAAGCCCGGCACGGGGACTGGTCCCGCGGCAATGCCACAGCCCGGGTATGCGCCCGGCGCTGGTATGCCGCAGATGGGCGCAGGCGGGCCGATGTCGGCGATGGTGGGCATCACCGCGCAGTCGGAGAGCGGCAACCGCGACTATCTCCCTAACGGTCAGCTAGTGACGTCTCCCAAGGGCGCACAGGGCGCTATGCAGACGATGCCGGGCACGCAGGCGGATCCCGGCTACGGTGTCGCGCCCGTTCGCGATGGCAGCGTGGAGGAAAAGAACCGCGTCGGTCGCGAGTATCTTGCGGCGATGGTCCAGAAGTATGGCGACCCGGCGAAGGCTTGGGCGGCGTACAATGCCGGTCCCGGTCGCGTCGATCGCGCGATCCAGCAGAATGGGGACAACTGGCTGTCGGCGCTGCCTTCCGAGACACAGGCCTATGTCGCCAAGAACACGTCGCGGCTCGGCGGTGGTCAGCCACAGGGTGGGAACCCCGGCGTCATCAACGTGCGCCCGCCTCGCTCCAAGACGCGCGACGCACCGAGCGGGTACGAGTGGAACGGCGATGCCTTGCGCCCTATCCGCGGTGGTCCTGCCGACCCTGCGACCTCGACCAGCCGCAACGTTCAGAGCAATCGCAAAGCGGAGGCGGATTACCGCAAGGAGTTCGACGCACTGCCGGAGGTTAAGACGTTCAAGAGTGCGCGCCAGCAGTTCAACACGTTGCGCGATCTCGGCATGAAAAAGAACCCGACGCCGCAAGACGATATTGCGTTGATCTTCAACTACATGAAGGTCTTGGACCCTAGCTCAGTCGTGCGCGAAGGCGAGTTTGCGACTGCGCAAAACTCTGGCGGGTTGGATGACACGGTTCGGAACACCTACAATCGGGCAATCAATGGCCACCGCTTGAACGCGGAACAGCGCCGTAACATGGTGAAAGCAGCCTATACGAATTATCAGAACTATAGGGAAACGTACAACTCGGTCGCCGAGAATTACCGAGGATACGCACGAGATAACGGTATCAATCCGGAGCGTGTTGCGCGCACGTACACGCCCGACAAGCCGCGCGCTTCTGCCGCGATCGGCGTAGGGCAGTCGTCCAAGATCAACGGCTACACCATCACGCGGGTGAAATAATGGGCAAGTTCAAGATCGACACGCCGGACGGGAAGTCGTTCGAGATCGAAGCGCCCGAAGGCGCTACCGAAGAGGATGTAAACGGGATCATCCGTCAACATCTCGGCGGTCAGTTTGGGAATAGCGCGATCGAGACGCGTGCACCGGCTCGCGCACCTGCCGCACAAGATCCCGAGAATGCGCTGTTGTCGGACATCGGCAGCGGCGTCGCAGAGATGGGGCGTGGCGTCCTCGAAGGTGGTGCCAACGTCCTCGACCACGCCGCGGATTGGGCGCAGTCCGGCTTGAACGCGATCGGCGAGACGGTTGGAGGCGGCAAGTGGGGAGACGCTATCAATGGTGGCGGCAAGAATGATCTGACCGGTCAAGTCGCGCCTGCTGCGGAGGGCATGGGTACTCTGCGCGGCATCGGCAACTTCGTAGGTGAATCAGCGGCTCTTTTGCCTGCAGCAGCAATGCGCGGCGGGGCTCTCGCCCAAGGAGCTGCAAGCGGCGCATTGCTGTCCAATTCGGACAACGCGCTAGGTGTAGCAAAAGACGCGGCAATCGGCGCGGTCGGAGGCGCCATCGGCGACACGGCGATGCGCGGCATTGCTTCGCTCGCCGCTCCCCAACTTCCGGGGAATGTCCGCACGCTACTGGACGAGGGTGTCCGTCTCACGACCGGACAGATAGCAGGCCAAGGTGGCCGGCTGGGGCGCGGTATCAAGCGGGTGGAGGATATCGCCGCCACGGTGCCGATCATCCAGGGCATGGTCGGGGGCGCGCAACGCCGTGCCACTGAGGACTTGAACAGGGCAGCAGTCAACCGCGCGCTTCGGCCGATCGGAGAGAGGTTGCCAGGCGGCACGGAAGCCGGCCACGACGCAGTCGCATTCGCGGGTGACCGCTTGCGGGCTGCGTATAGCGACGTCTTGCCACGGTTGAGTGGGGGGCTCGACCAGACATTCCAAACTCGCGTCAATACCATTCGCCAGCGCGCAAGGTTGCCGGCTGAATACGACAACCTGCTCGACCAAGCTCAGGCTGAGCTTGGGAATGCTTTCCAAAGGTCTGGACCAAACGGCTATTACAGCGGCCGCACACTGCGCGATGCGTCCGAGCGGCTGTCAGATTTGGCAACCGGCTGGAGGCGTAGCGACGATCCTTATACGCGCATGGTCGGAGATATCACCGAGCAATTCCGGCAGCAGTTGCATAGCCTGGCGCGTCGGCAAAACCCGCGCGATGCAGCCCGGCTGCGCGATATCGACCGCGGCTACGCTAGCTTGGTTCGCGTAGAGAAGGCCGCAGCGTCTCCAGCGGACGGGGTAGCCTCGCCTGCTCAGTATGGGGCTGCTGTGCGCAACTCGGACACTTCTGTTCGGCGCCGTCAGTCGGCGCGGGGGCAAGCACTTGATCAAGACCTTGCAAGTGCAGGGCAGCAAGTAATGACCAACAACGCTGCGCAGGGCGGTTCGAAGGACGTCAACAGCTTGGCTATGCTAGCCGCCTTGGGCGCGGGAGCGGTCGGTGGGAAGGTCGGGGCGCTTGCCGGGGTCGGTGGACTTGGGGCTGGGGCCGCCCTCTACAGCCAGCCTGTGCAAGCCGCTATCCGTGGCCTAATGGCACGTCAGCCGGGGTTAACCGCGCAAAGGGCTGCGCAGCTTCTTCGCTATGGCGCGAGAGGCGCGCCCATATTGACGGCCGCTGCCACGGATGATCCGAGCAACCCACCTCCGCAGTGAGGGCCTCGCTAGTTTATACCCGGCAATCAGTGCGGCGTTGAATGCCGTAACACCAGCGATATGAAGGGGGCTTGCCATACCCCTTTATATCACCGCCGGCGCGTGGGCGGAACGTAAAACGAGTTTCCATCAGAATCTGTGCCGTAGGTCCCGGCGCTGGTCGCGGTCGAGTTCCAAGAATTGCCGTCAGAGTCGGTACCGTTGGTGACCGACATATTGGGGGAGTGGTAAGTCGACTGGTTCCACGTCGACCCAGTTTGCGCATTCGAACCGTTCACGAGTGTAGTATTGCCCATCCGGCTGACCGAATAGGTATTGCCGGTGGAGTCGGTGCACGTCTTGAACTGCTCCGACCCTACGCACTGGCCGAAAGCGGGTGCCGCAACTGCTGCCATAACCACAAACGCTACCCACTTCATAGCTGCCTCCCGCGAATCGCAATCATGCCGAATGTAGCATTGTCCTGGTTCGCCTAAAATACCCGGAACCTATGCCTATTCAGGGGTCCGAAAATGGCTGCCGTCAATATCGAATTTCCGGGGAACCTGGCGCAGGTCGACAGCGCTTCCGAACTGCGCCGCGTGCCGACCGTCTTGCTAAAGGCGGATCTGCTGTTTCTTGTTGTCGATCTCGGCGGGGTTTACAAGTTCGATAGCGGCTCGACGGCAACCGATGACGGCACCACTGTCATTCGCCCGAACGATCGCACGCCCCTGCAGGCCGGGCGGTGGTTGTTCACGGTCGACGGGCTGGCGCCGGGCGCACCCGGGCCGACCGGTCCTGCGAACAGCAGCTATTCGACGCTGGCGCTTATGAAGGCAGCCGACCCTTCCAAGCTCTCGTACATCCTCACCACGCCGAACGGCCCTGCAACCTACACCTACGTGACCGGCGACTTCACCGGACGCGTGGATGACGTGAACGTCGTTGCGCTCAACAGCGTGCCGATCACGACCGGCGCGCTTGTTGGGGGGCTGGCGGCAGGCGCTAACAAGCCAGTGACCTCGCGGTTCGTGACCAACCTCGACGGGGCTGTGATCAATCGTCTGGGCGACCGTGTACTGGTCGGTGGCGCTAACAAGTATGACGGCAACTACCCGAACGACGACCCGAACTATCAGGACTGGTACACGGCGTACGAGCGCGCGCAGGGCCGCGGGAACGGGATCATCCTGTCGTCGCAGATGGCGGTGCTGACCAACAACTATTTCGGCGCGGCAATCGGCGCAGTATTCGCGGCTCGCACCAGCAATCTCGGGGATTCGGTCGGCGGCGCGGTCGGGCTTGAGGCGCACGTCGTCAACGACAAGACCTCGTTCATGCACCCGGCGTGGGCACTCTACAGCGAGGCGACCCGCGATAGCGACGGCGTCGGCGCGATCATCACGTACGAAGCGGATTCCAGGAACAAGGGCCTTTACCACCCGGTTACGCCGTGGAACCAGAACGACAAGCAGTCGGTAGTTCACCAGATTGCATCTGGCGGTGCCCTGACGGGAGTAGGCTGCGAGGACGTTAGCGCCGGCATCAACTTCCGCCACAACCCGACGAAGTTCGGCGCGGGCATCGTGTTCGGCTACAACTCCATTCGCGGCACTGACGGGTCGATCGGCTCGGGCTACGGCAACGCCATCGTTTTCGCGCGTCGGCATCGCCTGACGTGGATGAACAGCGTCGATGCGGAGGTGTCGAACCTCAGCTCGTCGGTTACGGTCGCGACCTTCAAGAACGGTCTGGACTTCACGGACGGTGGCGCGGTGTTCACCGGTCCAACGGACACGGCGACGTTCCTCGTTTCGCCGGTGGCGAACTCGGCGAACTACGTCGTCACCACTGCGGGCGCGGCCGGCATCGCCCCGATCCTCGCAGCAGCTGGGTCGGACACGAACGTCGACCTTAAGCTAACCGCGAAGGGTACGGGCACAATCGCGATCGGCAACTCCTCCAATTTTGTCGCGCCGGGAACTGGGACGCCGACTTGGACAAACTCGCTTCCTGCGGGGATCGATCCAGTTCCTCGCAAGTGGTTGGCTATCCACGGTGCAGCTGGAGAATTTTACATCATTCCCTGTCTCGGGGCTTTGGGAGCATAATCATGGACGTTGACGGCAACACGGTGATCGAGAACCTCAAGCTGCAGCGCAACGCCGCGATGGACGCGCTGGCTATCGCCGATGCGCAGCGGCACTCACTTGGCGAAGAATTGAGGGCACTGAAGAAGGCTGCTGCCAAAACCGACAGCGGCAACAATGGCCCCCCGCCCCCGCCCCCGAGCGTGGACGACTAACGATGTGGCCGTATCTCGCTGCTCTACTCGCGTTATGCGCCTTCACGGCTCTGATGCGAGATGTCCGCATACCGGGAACGGCTGCAATCCTTCTCGCGAATTGGCTGCTGTGCACGGCAGTCGTTCGCGCGACGGGGGAGGCATATCCATGGTCCTGGTTCTTTGCCGCGGATTACTTGGCAGCTTTCGCGATACTCGTGCTGCTGGGGCGCCCGGCACCGTGGCAAGCAGCGATCGGTGCCATCTATGCCGCCCAACTCATTTGCCACGCAGCGTGCGGGATCTACCTCGGCAACACGGCAGCGAATTACTACGGCTATCACTTCCTGAAGTGGTCGTCGTGGGCGCAGCTCGGGATCGTCGCAGCGTGGGCCTGTTATGAGGTGGCTGGCAGTCGCTGGCTGCTTGGCCGCGGCGCATCATCTTCTCACCCTGGCGCTACCGGCGCTTCTCGAACGTCTCGCTAGGATACGCCGCCAATGAGCCCTGAAACCATTGTCAGCACGGCGGTCGACGCCAGTGGCGCCATCAAGACCGAGTCCGGGCCGATCATCGCCAAGGGTATGTGGTCGCTGGTCGTGGTCGTATGCCTGGCGATCCTCGCGTTCCTGCCGAAATGGCGGACGCTTGGCATCGGGCAGCGGAAAGATGACATCGACCGACTGATGGTTCGTATCGAGGGGCTTGAGGCGGACATCGTATCTGAGCGGGAAGTACGCGAGCGCGACGTCACGGCGGAGCGTACGGCGCGCGTCAAGTCGCAGCTGCAGATGAGCTACCTGACCGCTGCGTTCGGCATGGTGAGCGCCGAGCTCGAGCGCCAGGATCCGGGCAATGTGGTGATCCGCCAAGCGCGCGAGATGGTCGGCCGCGCGACGCATGAGGACGCGCCGTTCGGCGATCTCGTCAACAGCCTCGACCGGTTTCGGGAGCACAAGCAATGAGAACCGCGATCTTCGAAGCGATCCGTGCCGCGCGCACCGACAAGACATTCGACATGGACGAGGTGGCAGCTGTGGACACGCTATTGGACAAACTCGGGGTGCCGCGGGTGGACGGAGGCAACGACTGGCTGCCGTACGCCCTCGCGCTGATTAAGCAGTTCGAAGGCTGCAAGCTGACGGCGTATCCGGATCCCGGGACCGGCGGGAAGCCTTGGACCATCGGCTGGGGCTCGACCACGGACGCTCAGGGCAACGCGATCGCGTCGGGGACCAAGTGGACGCAGCCACAGGCCGACCAGCGCCTTACTGCCCACGTCGCCGAGTTCGCTCGAGGTGTCGACAAGCTGCTCGCCGGAAAGCCTGCCACGGCGCCTCAGAAGGCTAGCTTGGTCAGCTTCGCTTACAACGTGGGCCTCGGCAACCTGGGATCATCCACGCTCCTCCGGAAGCACAACGCGGGGGACTACGCAGGGGCCGCGGCAGAATACGCGAAGTGGAACAAGGCGGCGGGCGCCGTGATGCTCGGCCTGACGCGCCGGCGCGCTGCTGAGGCGGCTGTCTATCAGGGGAAGAGCGAATGATCCCGTTGCCCAAGCTGACCGACCACGGCAGCGAAATTGGCCTCCTGGCGATCGTCGCTGCCGGTGTGATGATCCTGTGCGGCGTCGGGCTTTGGCACGCCACTGCTGAGCACACGTTCGACCCGTCCGCCTACCTGGTCGTGCTTACGCTGATCGTCGGGGCCATCAAGGAGCGCTGGACCCAGCGCAGCGTCGATCGGATGGGCCAGCAGCTCGGGGCATCCGCGCCGACCCCTGACACCGTGACCTCCACCATCGTAGAAGGAACCACGCCATGAACCTCGGCAAGATCCTGAAGGCAGCCAAGCTGGTCATCAAGGTGGCAGCAGCTGCACCGGCGGTCATCGCAACGGTCAAGGCGGTGATCGCCAAGCCTAAGCGATCGCGCGAGGACGAAGCGGGCGCCTAAGGAAACCGCCTCGGCTCTGGCTCAGGCGGCAACGGGCTATCCTCGTCCGGCCAATACCGCGGCTCTGGTAGGGTGTTTCTGATAGGCTGGTTACCTGCTGGACCGAGGCGGACGGGTTCGGGCTTTTCCATCCCCTATGTTCGCGCTGCGTTCTCGGCGTTGCAACCCGATTCGTGGGGTGGTAAGAAGGGTAAGCCTTTCTAGTCGATGGGCTGGAGTACGCTACGAGATGCGGGGGAGGTACGAACTCTCCCGCGTCAATTCGCTGGCATACCACCGAAGTGCAAAGCGCATTCTTCGGCGAGTTCCGCAACTAGCTCGCGCGCGGATACGCAATCGTCATCGTCGTGTCCTCGAAAGTCGATATCGCCCCCGCGGATCATAAGGGCCAGCGTCATGATCCTGACCGCGTGGTCGCGCATGATCTCGACCGTTTCCGGCAATTCGTCCGTCATCCTATCCTCTATCATCCGCGGTGGGGTCGCAAGGGGTGGCAAGGGCGATATGCGCCGCGATGATCTTGCGAGCTAGATCGGCCTCATAGGTCCACCGCTCCGGCTTTTTGAAGTTGGGAGCCAAACGCGGCTCCCGTTTGTCGGGGTTTTCTCCAACTGCCACACACATAGCGCGGGCTATACGTTCGACTTGCTGCTCTAGCTCTTCCGACATACTCATGCCTCCTGTGATGCGAGGGCGTCGAGTTCCCAGTTGCTGCGATCTTCGTCGTAGTGGGCGAACAGCCCGGCCCACGGCAGCAGCGGCCACCACAGCGGCTTCCACGCGACCGGCAGCAGGATGACCAAGTGATAAGCGATCAGCCCACGCAGGCGGCGCAGTTCAAGTTTCCAGCGCTTCATCGTCACAATCTCATCTCCTATCGCCGAAAGCGGGGGTGGGGTTAGGCGGGGTGCTTGTCGTGCCAGTCGACATGCGAGCGGAAGGCATCCGACATCGCTGGGTCGGTCTCGTAGCGCGCACGGTACGCAAGCACCCCGCCGTAGAGGAAGCTGATGTTAGTCGTCTTGCGCTGATCGGCTCGACGCGGCCACATGCTCCACTGGTCAATGAACCAGAGGCGCGTGTCGTCGTCTGCGGTCGCGAAATGGGCGAGGCCTTCAGCTTGGTTCCGCTCGCTCACCCCACCCTCCCTTGCTCAAGCACCGCGATCTCGGATTCGATTGAGGGGGTGGCCCTCCAACAAATCTGTACCGCGTAGGACGATGATACACGCTCGACCTGCCCCGCCTTTTCGAGCGCGAACAGCCGACGTCGGACGAACGGCGTGTCCAGGTTCTTGTATGTCGGTCGCCTCGCCTCGTGCGCCGCTGGACGCGACGCGAGAACATTGCGGACAACATAGGTCATGATGCGAGGCCGCTGTCGCACCACTTCCATAATCTGTTCGTCGGTAGGTTTTGCTTCGTTCATCATCCTGCTCCTGTTCCAGCCTGCTTCGTGTGGGGTAAGGGGGTTAGGCGGGGGCTGAAGCAGCGTCGTTAGCCGGTGCCGTTTCGCAGATTTTCATCAACTCGCCCGCCAGCCACTCAGCCGACCGGAAAGGCGCGTTGCGGTGTTGCTCGACGGCGCTTTGAACGCGCTGCATCTGCTGGTCAGCCTGCGTCAGGGGAAACGGGACGATCATGCTGCGCACTCCTGCAAAGCGAATTCGATGGCGTTGATGCAGGCGGCGCGCGGGTAGCCCCTGCGCGTGCGAGCATATTCCGGGTGTTCGGCCTTCGGGCGCTCGGCCATAAACGTAATGGCATCGGCCCCAGGCTGGTCTGCATTTTCGAGGCTGCTCTGAATGCATTCGCGCAGGGCGTTCCAATAGGCCGCATCAATCGGCGTGTTCTTGATCATCACTTCTCTCCTGTTCCAGCCAACCCCACGCGGGGGTATTTACGGGGTAATCCGCGGCCTCTATCGCCGCTCCTGCGCCTGCAGTTCGGTAGGTGCCGGGCCCACCGGTTTGGGACGTCATGCGAGACATGCGGGGTCATCGGTCCACCATCACGCCGGCGGGGACGCGACCTGCGTTGAGCTCGGAGCATACGAAGGCCATGCGTTCGAACACCGCGCGCCGCTCCGGCGTCGTGCACGCGATAAGAGCGGCGGCCTCCTCCGGTGTCGCATCCGGCCAAGCGAAGGCCGTAAGTTGCTCGTCGGTCATGCTCGGCCCTGAGCGGTTCGCGCGTTGGCAGCGGCGAGATCGCAGGCCATGGCAAGCTCCGCGTATGCTGCGGCATGCCGGGCCTTCCAGTCCGCGCGCCGCGGCCGCTCGTCGTCGATTGCGTCACAGGTAGCCGCCAAGCGGCCAACACGTTTATCGTCTATCGGTAGCGGCGTCATACATGCTCCCTTGCCCGCGGATTGAGATGACACGGGCCAGCATCGCAGCGCCCCGCTGGGCCGTCGCCGGGTTATCGGACAGCATCTGCAGGCGGCTGGTGTGCTCGACTGGCCCATACTTGTCGGTGAGGATGGCGCCGCGCGCGATCGCGCGGTCCTTCATCGTCAACGAGATATCGAAGTGCACCCAGGACGCATTGCGGTGCTTGCCGAACGACAGCGTAGGATGGCCTTGGATCCACTTGCGCTGAACGCCGATCGCGTCCGCGGCGGCGAGCAGTTCGTCTAGGCTGTCGGCCCACAGGTGGCACATGATCATCCGACCGAAGCGGTGGCGGACGTCGTCGACATAGACGCTCATGCCGCGTCCGTCTTAGCGTCATCGGCGGGCATGTAGTCGATGCCGTCGCGCGGACCATTGGGCCCATTCGGGTGGCTGTGTGAGATTGCCTCCGCCAGCGTGTAGCGCCCAGCGTCAGCCTTGTGGCTGGTATAGCCCTGCGCGTTTGGGCGGTAATAATACCCGCCCTTGCGGATCAGGTAGAGGGCATCTGCGCTTGCGGTGGTCCGCGAATGGTCCGCCTTTTTGTCGTTCGTAAGCATTGTTGCCGCTCCGTTCATGCGAGGCTCAATTCGAAATACGCGATGGACAGATCCCGGCGGTGGGCGGTGCCGAAGCGATCAATCTGGATCAGGACGGGAAGCCACTCGTGGCCATCCTCCGCATCCCACTGCGACCAGTACCACCCGAGGTCGGCGAGCTTCGCAGTGGGCACGGGGTGCGTCACCTCGACCTCAAACAGTTCGATCTCGCACGTCTCTTCGTTTAGCCGGAAGGCGTCGGGCACGAAGTTGATCGCGGGCTCTTCGCCGCGGCACCCGACGCGATCGCGTAAGTCGCGCACGGCAGACGGGAAACCCTCAGTGCGGGCACCGGGGTAGTCGCGCAGGATCGCAGCAACACCGTCGACATGCTGCTTGGTGAACGCGTCGCGCTTGGGTGCCTTAATCTCGTCCACTGTATTGCCTCCGAAAAGCATATGCCCTATTTAAAGCATATGCCTTTGGGGTCAAGAGAAAAGCATATGCTGAATATATCGACAGAGGATCACGGCGCGGCTATCGGCTCGCGCGTGGGACGAAAGATGGAATACCCAGAGAAGCGCGAAGCGGCTTTCCCGGCCGGTACGCTGGCGCGCGTCCAGTCGGCTTTGACCGAAGGCGAGAACCAAGTCGGCTTCATCCGCGAGGCCGTCGAGCGCGAGCTACAGCGCCGCGGCAAATGATATAGACAGGGGCCCAGGTTCACGTTGAACCTTTTCCCGTGAAAGAAGCGGGAACATGCGGCATCGGACAGCATCCCCGGCGAAGGGAAAGTGACGGAAAACCGTGGGGTGCGTCTAGGGGAAAGGTCTTCGGGAGGCAGGGGCCGGAGGTTCGAATCCTCTCTTCCCGACCATAATTCGCTAACTAGAACAGCCACTTAGCGATCTCCATAAACAGGGGCCGGCGGGTCATTTGGAACCTCGGACCTTTTCGTTGAACGCATCGCTGATCGCGTTCGATGCCCCTCGTAGGTAATCCGGAGAGAACTTTGCGTAGTGCCGTTGGGTCGTCCGGTCATCGTCATGCCCCATCAACTGCGCCAATTCCGCCATCGGCGTGCCCTGCTCGGCGGACCAAACGGCACCAGTATGGCGCAGCGTGTACGGTGTCGCATGGACACCGCTCCTTTCGCCGGCAGCCTGGAACGCCTTCTTGATGCTAGCGATAGGCTTACCGCCGCGCTCGACAACGTATTCGCAGGTCCGCGCTTTGAACGCCGCCTCCATCTCTTCGCGCAGCTCGGGAGGCATCGGCACCACGGGACGCTTCTTGGCTGTCTGACGCCGGCCCGGCGGGTTCAGGTCGATCAGGTTGCGAATGAAATCGACCTGCGCCCACTTGAGCTCAAAGATCGCGCTCGGCCTAGCCATCGTGAACACGCCCAGCGACATATAGAGCCTAGCGTGCGGCGCGACTGTACCCGCCAGTAGCTTCTTGAACTGGCGGACGGTCAGGTGACGCGTCTTGCGCTCTCCGGCGGATGGGAGCCACATGGGCGGCTTCGCAGTGATCGCTTCAATGGATCGATCCGCTACCACCATGCCGAGCGCAGTCGCCAGCAATGACAGCTCGAGCCGCACGGTCGTATCGGACACCGCGCGGGTCTCGCGATACTGGCGGCACATCTGCGGGTCGATCAGGTTGGGGTCTACGCCGGCCCAGAACCCCTTCATCGCCTTCCACGCGTTACGGCGCCGGTCGATCGATGCGATCCCCTCTTCCTCCTTGGCGTCTAGGTAGTGGTCGATGACACGAGCGACAGTCCATGGGGCTTGGCTTCCTGCTCGCCACTTCTGACGGGCTTCCGCCTGCGCACTCGGGCGATCACTCGACTCGAGCTGGATGCGCGTGCGGTTGCCGAGCTCGTTTCGGTAGACGATGGCGAACCCGCCTCGGAATTTCTGGACGGTGTAGGGTTCATCTGGCATCGTTCGTAATCCTCGACCTCGGCTGCGGCGACGCGAATAAGCGCACCGATCCGAAAGTGCTTCAAGTTCCCGTGGTCGATTTGCTTGCGCACCACGCCTTCGCTGCAACCCCAGCGGTCCGCCAGGCTACGCACCGTGAAGGGCGGGCGCATATCGAGTGCTAGAGCGCTACCCACGGGCCTCTCCATCAGAAAGAGCGAGGTCCCCGATAGGCTGGCGGCATGCAGGATTGCCGGCCATCTCGAGCGGCATCCAGTAGCTGGGTCCGTATTCGGGGCCGTCGCGCCAGGTGAAGCTGCGGTCAGCGGCTTCCCAGATGCCGACCTCGCCGGGCGCGAACAGCTCGTTAGTGCCGGTTGGGTTCCATGCCATCGCGAACTCGCCGGCGTCAGGATGGCCTACGATGATCACGCGACCGTCGCGCGGTGCGGGGATCGGGTTGCTCATGCTTCCCCCCTCCCGTCACCGACACGGGAGGCATGGGCTACCTCACGTCGGGCGATGCCTTCGGCCCGGGCTGCCACCCCTTCGGGGCTCAGCCGCTTCGCGTCTTCGGCCAAGCTGGCATCCCTATCGCGAGGGCGTGTCGAGAAATGCGCCGGATACGCGCTGCAGCACTGGACGATCTCGTACCCCTCGTGATGCCGGCCGTCCCGTGCGATGTAGAATCCGCCATCGGGGCCATCTGCGGGCTTCATGTTCAGATGGCTGAATAGCCAGCACCGATAGCCGCTCGGCCATGTGCGTTCGCCGGCTACCTGCTTATACATGAAATGGCGCTTCCGACGCGCACCGATGAAGTGAAAGACCTTCACCACGTCACCGATCGCGAACGGGATGCCGTTCTCGTCGAACGCCTCGCGCGAGGGATCGAAGCCCGTCAGGGCCGAGACCGTAGGGCTCGGTTCACGAGAGCCCGGTGCCAACGGCACGCGCCCGTCGTCTGTCGCCACGCGCTCCATCTCAGCGGTATCGGGATGGGTCATGCTTCACCTCCTGCTCGTTTCGCCAGGGCGCGGCGCTGGGCTCGATTGACCGGCTGGTCAGCATCTGCCGGTGCCAAGATGCCCAAGGTCCGCTTCATGAACTCGGGAATGTTGGAGAGGTTGGCAGGAGCCTTCCGCCGTCCACGCGACCCGCCCGGCTTTGCGGTTCTGTTCGCCCCGCCGCTCATGCTGGTTCACCGTTCGCGAGGGTGCGGATGACAGCGGATGCAATGGCCTCAACCAGCAGATCGTCGCGGTTGGAAAAGAACTGGATGAACGGAAGCATCAGCGCACCATCGTCTTGCGTGCTGACAAACTCGTTGATCGCCCGCTTGATCGCTTCCTCCAGCCCCTCGATCCGCCCGACCTCCCGCGCCTCTTCCGGCGTCAACGGTGGCAACCCGTCATGCGGAGGGGTGCACTCCTTGGAAAAAGCGAGCATGGCGGCGACCATGCTATCAAGGCCGGAGCCGCGTGCAGACTTCGCGAGGGCTGCAAACCCGCCAGCTTCAAGATGCTTCGCCAGCACCTCCCGCGCTCGCGCTTCCGTGGCCTCGGTCGGGGGTGCGGGCTGGGCGAGGGCTGACTTACCGCGTTCGATCGCAGTTGAGACCGAGATGTCGAAATCGGTCCCGTCGTGCGCGACGTGCTCCAGCACCTCGACCGCTTCCTCAAGCGCCGCCCGCAGCGATCCGGTTGGCTCGGTCATGCTGCGCCCTCCTGCGAACGGGTGAAATCGTCCATCCGGGCACCACACCGCGCGAGAATGTCGTAATGCAGATGATGGAGTTGCCCGTCGGGCAGACCGCGCTCGCGTGCCTGTGTGACTGCCCAAGGCGCGCCGAACGCGACAACCCATTCCTTGAGGTCCGCCACCTCGCCCTCCGCGTCGGCATTACCGTTCGGAGCGGCGGCGGGTTCAAGGACAGACTTCGCCCACGACTTGATCGCGTCTTCGGCATCGTGCATCGCCTGCATGGTCGGATAGGCCAGCGACAAATGATAGCGGTGTGGCGCGCCTCCTGAAACGCTGGTGAAGAACGCGGATCGGATAGCTTCCGCTGCGGCCGTCTCCCCCGCATTACCGTTCGGAGCATGGGAGGGGACTGCGGCGAGGGCAATCTTGGCGGCGTTCGCAGCTCGCAGCGCTGTCTGGATCTGCTGGTCCGTCAGCATGGCGTCAATGCGCGCACCGTGGCCGGGACGCTGCTCGCCGATCATCAATACGAACATGCCTAGCGCCGAGCCTGCCGCTTCCAACGCCTCCAGCACCTCCGCTGACGCTGCTTGCGGGGTAGAGGTGACGCGGGTGTTCCAATCGGCGACAGCTTCTTCTTCGCTATCACTGTAGCCCATCGTTGCGGTGCAGCGGTCGCATTGAACGGTGTAGCTGTCGTATGCTGGACGCCATCTTAGTTCGGAGTGGACAACATGAAGGGCGTCTTCAACCGTTCCGCTGCCGTCATTGCCACAGAACGGGCACGGCAGGAGGCTCACTACCACTGCGCTTGTCTCACCATCTGAATTCTGTTTGTAGGTCATGACCAAAGACTCCGATGAGGAAGAAGGTTGGCGCGCCCTGACGGGACGCTCTGCCGGGCTTCGCCCCGAACCTGCTGCGCAGTTTCGGCCGTACCGGCGGCTGCCGCTCGCGGGCGATCGTGGAAGCCAAGCGGCCAGATTGCCGTGCCGTCCGGACGCAGGCGCTCGGTCTTGGCGAGCACGTCGCGGTAGGATTTGCGGGCAACGATCATGCTGCCTTCCTCTCGGTCGGCTCGCTCCACGCGACGTCATGCTCTGCACCGAAGGCGAAGATGTATTCGATGAGGTTGCTCATCTGCTTCACCGTCAAGCGCGAGGACCGAAACCCCTGCGGGAACGGGCGCCCGTCGAGCCCGACCGTGAACTGGCACTCCCAGCCACAGGCGTTCATGAAGATCGCCTTCCAGTCGTCCGGCGTGTGCTTGCGGCCCATCGGCTCGGCGCGTGACACGTCCGCCAACATGGCGTGCATCCGTGCGTTCTGGTCGTTGGTGCGGGTCGGCTCGACGAACTTGACGATCCAGCCGATAGGCATTTCGTCGACCAGGCGCTTTGCGAACGCGCGCTGGGTATCGCCGACGAGGCGCACTTGATCACGCATTGGACCTCTCCCGTTGTTCCTGCTGGATTTGTGCCCGGCGCGGGCTGGCGGCGATGAACTCGCTGATCAGCGCCTCGACATCGATGCCGCGCCAGAACGCTTCCTCGCCGATGTTGTGCTGCCGGCGATGATGCTCGGCGCACAGGCTCACCCCGCGCCAGTCGTCAGGCTTCTGGCCCATGCCGGCACCCGAGCCCTTGCGGACGTGGGCGAACTCGATCGGGCGCGCAATGCAGCCGGGGATGCAGCACTCATGGCTGCGGACGAAGGATGCGTGCGCCGGCGACCGCCAGCGGCTTGCGCGCTTCGACTGCTTGGGGATGCGGCGCGGCAACATCATGCTGCGCTCCGCTTTGCATACCACTTAGCTCGCGGCGAATTTTCACCTGTTCGCGAATGGTGGTAAGCTTTGACCTTCGGCATGTTGAGATTTTCCTTCTGAGTGCCCCAGCGAAGGTTATCCGGCCTATTGTTCAGACCATCTTCGTCGAGGTGAAGAACAACTGCTCCAGTGAAGGGCGCGGGGCCGTGGAAAGCTTCACAGACGGCGCGATGAACCTTGATGTTGCCGAAGGCTCGGGTGCCCACGTTCTTGAACACATGCGCCGCAAGCTTTTTTGACCGGCATACGCTCCCGGAAACGGGCTGCGGCTGGTAAAGCCGATACCCGCCGTTAGGCAGCGGCGCGTTGATGGGAGGAAGGAGCAAGCGCCCCTGATCACTCGCAAGTAAACCAGGGTAGCTCGGCACGGGTTTCCAAATTTCAGCCATGACTAAAATGGGACATCGTCGTCGAGGTCGTCCTGCGCAGGCGCGCGACCGCGGCTGTCCGGCTGCCGCTGTCCGTCACCAGCTGGCTTCGACCAGTCGACGTCCGACACGCGGATCTCGTACTGCGGCTTGCCCTGATACTCCCCGATCGTCAGCTCGCCGATCACAGTTGCCTTGGCGCCCTTGGTGAGGTGCTGTGCGATAGTGTCGCCGCGCTTGCCCCAGACCG